ACACAAAGATAGCTGTCATGGAATCATTGACTAGCAATATACTTAAGAGACTAGACAAAGTCGACGGCTTACTAGAGAAGATACTAGAGAGACTTAGTAAGTAAGATTAATGAAAATCAAGTAATAATATAAATATAAAACAACAACAAAAATATTTAAAATGGCAAACGAAGTAATCAACTTAGACACGGTATTTAGTGGTTTCAATAGTGGAACTGATTTACAACCAAAGAACACAAGAACAAATAACCAAGCTGTAAAGATAAATGACATCGCTGGGTTTATTAAAATTAAAACTACAGCAGGAGCTCCTGCTTCAGGCGTAATAGGTGACATGGTGTTTAATACATCTGACTCAAAAATATATATCTGTAAAACAGCAAACAGTTTTGTAGCAACAGCAGCGTTGACGTAAACCTTATCTCCAGGTTAAAGGAGTAACAATATAATCTAATCTAATCTAATTTAATACAGTATGTCTAACGAAATCGTTAAGAACCTTAACTTCGGTGATGAAGGTAAGAATAAAGTGTTTAAAGGAATAACAAAACTAACACAGGCCGTTAGCTCTACATTAGGGGCTAGCGGCAAATGTGTTATGCTTGAGGATTCCTCAGGTAGACCATTAATAACTAAAGATGGTGTAACAGTAGCCAACTCAGTTACTTTATTAGACCCAGTGGAAAATATGGGTGCAACTCTATTAAAGCAAGCTGCAAGAAAAACTGTTGATGAAGCTGGTGATGGAACAACAACTGCTACTGTACTTGCGCATGCAATACTTGAGCAGGCGTTTCAAACTAAGGACTATAGCTCTAGAGAAATAAGAGACGGTATAAGCTCAGGAGTTGACAAGGTAATGTCTTACCTAGAAAAAAAGTCTAAACCAGTTAAAGGTTCTATGCTAAAGCATATCGCAACTATATCTTCTAACAATGATGAATACTTAGGCTCTTTGATAGCAAAGGCTTTTGAGGACGTTGGTGAGAATGGAGTAGTTAGCATGGAAATAACTAATAACGAAGTTACGACATCAGAAATAGTTGATGGCGCAGTATTAGCAAAGGGTCTTAAGACTACACACTTTGTGAACAATAAAGAGAAAGGTACTTGCGAACTAAAAAATCCTTTAGTACTAATTGTAGAAAATAAAATACCAAACGTAAGAGCAGTGCAGAGCATACTTGAGTATGTTATAAAGAATAAAAAAGAACTACTTATAATTGGTGAGGCCGACGATCAACTAGTAACAGCTTTAGCTATGAACGTTATGAAAGGTAATATTAAGGCTAACATAATTGATTCACCTGACTATGGTGTGAATAGAAAGCAAATCTTAGAAGACTTTGCCGCACTAACTGGTGCTAAGGTTATTAATGAGGAGTTAGGTGATGATATGGATCTTATAGAGCCAGATTATTTAGGTACATGTTTAAAATCAATAACAGATAATGAAGAAACTATTTTACAAGTTGATGGACTTAATGACGATGTTGCAAGTCTTATTAAACATGTTAAGCAAGAAATTAAAGAGACGAATATCCCTGGTAAGAAAGTTCAATTGGAAAAAAGGCTTTCTAGACTTGCTGGAAAAGTGGGGGTCATTAAAGTTGGGGCGAACTCAGAAGTAGAGTTAAAAGAAAAAAGCGATAGAATAGAAGACGCAATATGCGCTACTAGAGCAGCTATAAAAGAAGGTATACTACCTGGTGGTGGAATAGCTTTACTAAATGCCGCTAGTAAAATTAAGCCAAGTAACTTAGGTGAGGATTTATTACTAAGAGCTATTAAGTCACCATTTGCTACTATAATGGGTAATGCCGGTATGGAGGATCTTGATCAACCTACGGTTGAAGGTAAAGGATACAATGTGGTTACAGGAAAAATGGTAAATATGATAAGCGCTGGTATCATTGATCCTTTGTTAGTTACTAAGAGTGCTTTGAAAAACGCAGCCTCTGTATCTAACACAATACTATCAACTGACTGTGTAATTAATAACTTAAGAGCATGAGGGCAGTAGGTAAGTACTTGCTGATAGAACCAGCAAAAGAAAAAGAAGTATCTACTAAAGGTGGATTAATTCTAGCTGACAAGCATAGAGATGACATAAGATACAGAGAGGCTAAAGTAAAAACAATAGGTACTTTAGTTGAGGGCATTGAAGATGGTGATACTATATATTATGACAGACATGCTGGTTTCGATATGGAGGTAGATAAAGTTATATATAAAGTAATTAAAGAGTTTGATGTTGTTGTAGTCTTATGAGAAGATTAGAGGCCAGCGATATAAAAGATTTAAATCTATTAAAGCATTACAGGGTTATCAGACGCTGGGCTTGTAGAAACAATGGATTATCAAATGCAGATCTAGAGTTAATAATATATCTAGACTGCGTTGGCCTTTTTAATAGACTTGACTTTATTAAAGGTGTTTACTCTTACAGTTGGGACAACAGAAGATGGGCTAGATTCAAGAAAGAAGAATGGATAACTGTTTTTGCTAAAAGAAATAGAACAACTACAAAGAGTAGTGTATATAAGGTATCTATCAAAGGTAAACAATTAATAAGTAGAATATACAGAATAATGCTAGGTGAGGAGGACATACCTACCACCAAAGTATCCAAAGGTAAAACATATACTGATAAAGTACTAACACAATCTATTAAATACATAAACAAAGATAAATTAACATAAAATGGCATACAAACAAAATGGAATAAACATTTTTGGCACCGGTGGTGTTGAAACCGGCAAAAGCAAAGGCACAAGTCTTGGTGCAGACGAACTACAAAGACAACTTGGAAGAGAACGAATTGAAGTGCCTAAAATTACCGAAAACAAGCAGCAAGCTACTCTTGATGGAAGTATGAACTTTCAAGAAGAATTGTCTAATAAAATGAATGCTAGTAGTGACTACACCGCCCCAGTGAGGGCTTTACAATCTAAAAAAGATGGTTTTGAAAAAGCACGTAATCGTGGTAATAAAGCCATTGCAGCTGACGGATCTTTCTCTAGTCTCGGTATAGCTACTGCGCAGAACATACTGTCAGGAGCTAAAGAAGGTATATCTAAGTTTAAAGAAAAAAGAGCAGCTAAGATAGCAGCTGATCCTAAGAGGGCTAAGATAAAAGATCTTAAGTCTCAATTAAAGGAAGGGCGTAAATTAGGTAGAGCTGAAAAGAAAGGAAACAGACAAGATAAAAAGATAGCTAAATTAGAAGGCAAATTAGGTATTGCAGCTACACCTAAAACTACACCTAAAGCTACACCTAAAGGAAATGGTAAAAGTTTAATAACTCCTGCAGTTAGCACTAGTATTAAGAAAACAAAAAGCCAAGCACCTCCAACAAGATTTACAAAGGTTCCAATTAAAGCAAAGACTAGCTCTAAAAGTTCTGGAGGTTCTGGAAAAAGTTCTAAACCTGCTTCTATCCACGAAGGAAAACAGGAGGCATTCGAGGCTAAGGAAAATGCAAGAATAAACAAGGCAAGAAAAGAAGGGCTTAATAAGTATCCATTAAATCCTGAACACCCAAACATGAAGCATCATCCTGACAAAGATGTACAAAAACCGACCGCTGCTCAAATTCTTGCTGCGAGGCCTAAAAAAAATTTCAAAGGAAAACAGAAGGCACACGAGGATAAACAGGCAAGAAATACGGCAGCTATAGCCAAGGTAAAATCAGAAAATTTTAACATGAGTAAGTATAAATAAATATGAAAAACATGATAAATCAATTAGGTACAGCTGCAGTGGATCCATTAACTGGTATGCCAATAGCGCAAGCTGCTACTCCAGCACAGACTAATAATGCTGTAGGACCAACTGGTCCAATAGCTAGAAACCCAGCGGATCCAACTGGTACAGTAGAGACTACTAATCCAAATGACTTAAACTTTAATCCTTCTACTAGAAATGCTGCACTTATGATGTATGGTGGCAAAAAGGCTAGAGGCGTAAAACAATAGATTATGAAAAGTAAAAACATGGTTAAAACAAAAAGAACATACTCTTCAGCTCAAGGTTCTAATGCTATTTGGGATGGACCATTAAATATGGATAACCAACCAAGAGGATATGGATCTAGTAGAGGGTGCAAAGGCATTCAGCTATTAGCTAAAAATATGCCAATGTATAAAGCTGGACCTATAACTGAAAAAGCCAAAGGCTTAGACGGTGAGGGTATGAATTAGTGTATATGGAAAACATAAGCAAACATATATCTTACAAAGAGGGCACGAGAAGCTCAACAGCCGTAAGATTAGGCATTAAGAATGATCCTAACGACACAGAACGGTTAGCTATGTGTACTTTGTCAGAAAATATATTTGAACCTCTTAGAGATCACGTATGTGGTCCTATTAGGATCAATAGCTTTTTTAGAAGCGCTGAATTAAATAAGAAGATTGGTGGAAGTTCTACTTCCCAACATTGTAAAGGTGAAGCATTCGACTTAGATGATTCGTATGGTCATAAGACGAACGCTGAGATGTACGCTTATATAAAAACTAATTTAAGCTTTGATCAAATGATATGGGAGTTCGGTAACGAGGATAATCCTAACTGGATTCATGTATCATATGTTTCTGAAGAAGAAAACAGAGGTCAATGCCTTAGAGCTTACAAAGAAAATGGTAAAACTAAATACTCTATAATATAATGCCTTATATACAGCCATCTAGCCCATTACTAGCTAAATCATATTCTCCACCAAGAAATAAGAAGTCTGGTAACTTTGCACCTGTTAAAAAAGGTGGTGGTACTGGAAAAAATGCTGGTGGTGGAATGACAGCTAAAGGTGTAGCTGCTTATAATAAAAAAACAGGTGGCAAATTAAAAACAGCTGTAACTACAGTTGTTTCAAAGTTAAAAAAAGGTAGTAAAGACTGGAAAAGGCGTAAGTCATTTTGCGCGAGATCTAAAGGCTGGAAATCAGAAAGAGGATTGGCTGCCCGAAGAAAATGGAATTGCTAATAAATAAATAAATAAAAAACATGAACAAAGCAGAAAAGTACGACATTAAAGAAGCAAGTAATCCTAGTCTAACGAAAAGCGCTAGAAAAAATTATGCAGATAATGCTCAGCATAACGTTAAGAAGTACGATGGTCCAAAAATGACACCAGAAGTAATGGCGGCCAAGATGGCTATGGATAAGGTTAGTGAGAAAAAGAAAAAGAAAAACAAAGCTGGCAAGGCAATTGGTACTGCTGCTCAATCTTTCTCAGATTCAATTGATAAAGGTGGTGATAAACTTTCTGATCTGTTAAGTGGTATATCAATGCGTGGCACTTCTATGGGTTGCGGTGTTAACATGAAGTCAGGATGTCAAGTGTCTAAACACATGGGTGGACCTAAAATGAAAGCTGACTTGAAGTATATGCCTATAGATAATAGAGCATCAGGTAAATAATATGCCTTTTAAACTAAGTAATCCTCCATACAAAGAAGACCTACCAGTTTATCAAGCTGACTTAGGTAAAGGCGTTTTAGGTCAAGCTAATAAAAATGGTACTATACTTGTTAATAGTAAACTTGATCCTAAGTTTCATGACGATGTTATAGGTCATGAGAAAGTACACATAGCTCAAATGGGGCGTGGTGACTTAGATTATGATGACAAAAACATATACTGGAAAGGTAAAGCTTACTCTAAGAAAGACAAGAAGATAGCTATGGCTTCACCAAATAATTCACCTTGGGAGGCTGAAGCTTATATGAAGTCTGGTACTAAGTATAAAGATAAAAAATACAATGTCTAAGAAAAAATTTAACGAAACTAAAGTAGGTGAGTTTTTAATGACCAAAGCACCTCAACTACTAGGGATTATAGGTGGTATATTACCTGACTCAGGTGGTTTAGGTGTAGTTAAGAATTTAATATCTAAAGACAAATCTATACCACCTAAAGATAAAGAAACTGCACTTAAGTTATTAGAGCAGGATATGGTTGAAATGCAAGAGGTTACAAAGCGTTGGGATTCAGATATGAAATCTGATTCTTGGCTCAGCAAAAACACCCGCCCGCTATCATTGGTTTTTTTAACAGTTATGGCTGTTGCTCTTATTTGGGTTGACAGTGTTGAGAATGCGCCTTTCACAGTTAGTAATGGATGGGTAAATCTACTGCAGACTTTGCTTACAACAGTTTACATTGCTTACTTTGGTTCAAGGGGAGCAGAAAAATGGAAAAATATAAGTAATAATAAGTAATAATATAATCAAATCAAATTTAATATAATGAGAATTACTGACGAAGAGTTAAAAACAATCCGAGACCAGCAAACTAAAATAGCTGAAGTTAAGCAAGACTTAGGAACTTTAGAAATTAGAAAACATGAAGTAATGAATATTTTCGTTGAGATCAGCAAAGAGGTTGAGGCTACGAAGAATGAATTAGAAAAAGATTACGGCCGTGTTAATATTAACCTTGAGGATGGTAGTTTTACCGCTATAGAGGAAGAAGCTAGTAAGTAATGTCAAGTGTTATAAGAAAGATCAGCATAGGAGCTGACTACAAAAGCGATGCAATGCATTATGCTGTTTTACAGCAAGTATATGGAGGTCATGAAATATCTAATATTCTCTTTGAAGAGAAAGATAACTCTTATAACATTTATATAAAGAAGGATAACGAAATATTACCGTGGAAGAAATTCAACTCTAATATGGCTATATCAGTTGAGTATGACTTACAGTACAATGAAAAAAGCTGAGGATTATTTTTTCGCAGGATTTGTATTTGGTGTTTTATTAATGGTAGTTGTAAAGATTATTCTTGATACAATATGAGAAGCATACATGACTTCATTGTCAAACCTATTGATAGTAGGTACAATAACACAGTAAAAGTTGGTGATGTAGATCTCATAACCAATACGAGAATAGAGGAATTCAAAAGTGTAAGTAAAGTAGCCGAGGTTGTTGCGTTGCCTATACTAATAGACACAGACATAAAGATTGGTGACAAAGTGATTGTTCACCACAACGTGTTTAGAAGATTCTACGATATAAGAGGTGTTGAGAAAAACAGCAGAAGTTTTATCAAAGAAGACTTATATGCCTGTTCTGTAGATCAGATATACATGTACGGAGACAATAGAGCACATCTAGACTATTGTTTTGTAAAACCCTTAGTTAACTATGATATTTTTGTTTTAACTAAAGAGAGGCCACTATTAGGGGTTTTAAAATACGGCAACAAACAATTAGATTCACTTGATGTGAACGAAGAGGACTTGGTTTCCTTTAGACCAACATCTGAATTTGAGTTTGTTATAGATGGAGAATTATTATATTGTATGAAATTAAATAACATTGTAGCCAAGCATGAACGTAAAGGAAACGAAGAAGAGTATAATCCTAGCTGGGCAGAAAGCAGTTGAGGAACTAATAAAGGTTGCTAAAGAAGCTATCGTTGATAGCGGAGAAGATATAACAGCTGACAGACTAAAGAATGCAGCAGCAACTAAGAAGCTAGCAATATTTGATGCTTTCGAGATATTAAATAGAATACAAGAGGAAGAGTCGATGCTAGATGAAGGTAAAAAACAAGAGAGCAAGAAACAAAGTAACTTCAAAGGCTTTGCTGAGGGTAGAGCTAAAATAGGTTAGTATGTACGAGCAAAGTTTATATAAAGTACTACATAACCACGTAAAGCCATCTACGTTGAAAAAACGTAACAGGTATAAATCCTGGAAGTATGGATACGATGAGGACCATGATATAATTGTTATAAGTAAAACTGGTGAAATAGGTGAGGTATACGAAATACAAAACCTTAAGATAGCTTTGCCAGCTGAGTTTGACACTCACAACTTTAAAAGCAAGAAATGGGGTAAGACTGAATATCCAAAAGAATTAAATAGAATTAAAACTATATTTGATTGGAAAGAATATGCTGACGACTTCAAGGAAGAATGGTATGATTATATTGAGAAAGAGTTCGAGAGACGCGAAAACGGGTTTTGGTTTAATAATAACGGAAATCCTACTTACATTACTGGTTCTCACTACATGTACTTGCAATGGTCAAAAATTGATGTTGGCGAGCCAGACTTCAGAGAGTCGAACAGACTTTTCTATATATTCTGGGAAGCCTGTAAAGCAGATACAAGATGCTTTGGAATGTGTTACCTCAAGAATAGACGGAGTGGCTTTTCATTCATGTCATCTGGAGAAATTGTTAATCTTGCAACAATGTCAACTGACTCAAGATACGGTATTCTATCTAAATCAGGACCTGATGCAAAAAAGATGTTTACAGATAAGGTCGTGCCTATATCAGTCAACTACCCATTCTTTTTTAAACCCATACAAGATGGTATGGACAGACCGAAGACAGAGCTTGCTTATAGAGTACCAGCCTCAAAACTTACAAGAAGGAAACTTGATACTAACGATAGACCAGAAGATCTGGATGGGTTGGACACTACTATTGACTGGAAGAATACTGGTGACAACTCCTATGATGGAGAGAAACTAAAATTACTAGCTCATGATGAGTCTGGAAAATGGGAAAGACCTAATAATATACTTAACAACTGGAGGGTAACTAAAACCTGCCTGAGACTTGGTAGTAGAATAGTTGGTAAGTGTATGATGGGTTCAACATCAAACGCTTTAGATAAAGGCGGTGAAAACTTTAAAAAATTATATAATGCCTCAGACGTCACAAGAAGAAACAGTAACGGACAGACTGCTTCTGGATTATACTCTTTGTTCATACCTATGGAGTGGAATTACGAAGGATACATTGATGCTTATGGATTACCTGTATTCGATACGCCAGAGAGACCAGTTAAGGATCCGTATGGAACAGTTATTACACAAGGAGTCATTGACTACTGGAATAACGAAGTTGATGGATTAAAAGAAGACCAAGATGGTTTAAATGAATTCTATCGACAGTTTCCAAGAACAGAGCAACACGCATTTAGAGACGAAGCTAAGGAGTCTTTATTTAACTTAGCTAAAATATACCAGCAGATAGATCATAATGAATCTATGACCGCAAGTGGTTTAGTTACCAAGGGTAACTTCCAATGGGAGAATGGTATTAAAGATACTAGAGTAATGTTTATGCCAAGTAATAGCGGCAGATTTTATGTTACTTGGATACCACCAAGGAATCTACAAAATAGAATTGTAAATAAAGGTGAATCTAAGCATCCTGGAAATGAACATCTAGGTGCATTTGGCTGTGATAGTTATGATATATCTGGTACAGTAGACAGAAGAGGTTCTAATGGTGCATTGCATGGCTTAACTAAGTTTAGCATGGAAGACGCACCATCTAACCACTTTTTTTTAGAATACATATCTAGACCTCAAACTGCTGAGATATTTTTTGAGGATGTATTAATGGCTTGTATATTTTATGGCATGCCTATACTAGCAGAAAACAACAAACCTAGACTTCTATATCACTTCAAGAGAAGAGGTTATAGAGGTTTTTCAATGAATAGACCTGATAAAAATTACAATAAGCTATCAGTTACAGAAAGAGAGATAGGTGGAATACCTAATTCAAGTGAAGATATAAAGCAAGCTCATGCTGCTGCTATCGAGACTTATATAGAGGAACTAGTAGGAATACTAGGTGATGATGAAATAGGAGACGTATACTTTCAAAGAACACTAGAGGATTGGTCTAGGTTTGATATAAATAATAGAACAAAGCATGATGCATCTATAAGTTCTGGATTAGCTATAATGGCTTGTAATAGAAATAGATATGCACCAATTAATAGAATAGTAAGAAAAAATATAAATCTAGGACTTAAGATGTACGACAATACTGGACATATTTCAAAAATAAAAAATTAAATGATTGTAGGCGCAAATCCAAATAGTGTATTTCCTAGCCAAGTAGTTAGTGACGAAGAAAAATCAAGCTTTGATTATGGTGTTCAAATTGGACGTGCCATCGAGTCAGAGTGGTTTAGACAAGGTGGACAAGGCAATAGGTTTTCACAGAACTTTAATAGATTCCACTCACTAAGACTATATGCTAGAGGTGAACAACCTGTACAAAAATATAAAGATGAATTAGCTATTAACGGCGATTTGTCTTACTTAAATTTAGACTGGAAGCCAGTACCTGTTATATCTAAGTTTGTAGATATAGTAGCTAATGGTATGACTGAAAAGTCTTTTGATATAAAAGCATATGCTCAAGATCCAGAGTCTGTACAAAAAAGAACTAAGTATGCTGAGTCTGTATTTCAAGACATGCTAGCAAAGGAAGAATTAATTGCACTTAATGAGCAGATTGGTATTAATGGATTCTCAACAACTGACCCAGATAGTCTACCTCAAAATAAAGAAGAATTATCTTTACACATGCAAATGGATTATAAGCAATCCATAGAAATAGCTGAGGAAGAGGTTATCAATCAAGTTTTAGCTAAAAACAAATTTGACGAAACAAGAAAAAGATTTAATTACGATTTAACTGTATTAGGTATTGGAGTTGTTAAAACAACTTGGAACAAGGCTAATGGTGTTTTAGTTGAGTACTGTGATCCTGCAAACATAATTCATTCCTATACTGATGATCCTAATTTTGAAGACATATATTATGTTGGTGAGGTAAAGTCAGTGTCTATACCAGAACTGAAGAAAGAATTTCCAAACATACCAGAAGACGAGCTTAAAAGAATAGAAAAAATGCCTGGTAATAGGCAAGTAACTGGTTGGAGTAATTACGATGAAAACTCTGTTCAAATTTTATACTTTGAATATAAGACTTATAACAATCAAGTATTTAAAATAAAACAAGGGGCAAATGGCCTAGAGAAAGCCATACAAAAGACAGATTCATTTAATCCACCTGAGAACGATACATTCAAGAAAGTATCTAGAAGTATAGAGGTTTTATATAGTGGAGCTAAGGTGCTAGGTACCAACACTATGCTTAAGTGGGAGTTAGCTGAGAATATGACTAGGCCTTTTGCCGATACTACAAAAGTTGAAATGAACTATGTTATATCTGCACCAAGAATGTACAGAGGTAGGATAGATTCTATAGTAAGCAAAGTAACAGGGTTTGCTGATATGATTCAGCTAACACATTTAAAGTTACAGCAAATAATGTCTAGAATGGTTCCAGATGGAGTGTTCTTAGATGTAGATGGCTTAGCCGAAGTTGACTTAGGTAATGGAACTAATTACAACCCTGCAGAAGCGTTAAATATGTACTTCCAAACCGGTAGTATATTAGGTAGATCTTTAACCCAAGACGGTGAATTAAATAGAGGTAAAGTACCTATTCAAGAATTACAGTCATCTAGCGGGCAAGCAAAAATAGCTGCATTGATACAGACTTATCAATACTACTTACAGATGATAAGAGATGTAACAGGGCTAAATGAAGCAAGAGATGGTTCTATGCCAGATAAAGATGCTTTAGTCGGACTTCAAAAGTTAGCCGCTAATCAATCAAACGTAGCAACTAGACACATATTACAGGCAAGCAGTTATATAACGCTTAGAGCATGCGAAAACATCTCTATGCGCATTGCTGATTCATTAGACTTTGCATTGACAGCTGATTCACTAGAGAATAGTATATCAAGATATAACGTTGGTACTCTGAATGAAATAAAAAATCTAAACTTACACGACTTTGGTATATTCTTAGAATTAGAACCAGAGGAACAAGTTAAAGGGCAATTAGAACAAAACATACAGGTTGCTCTTCAGTCTGGTGGTATTGATTTAGAAGATGCTATAGATATTAGGCAAGTTAACAACATACAGTTAGCTAATGAGATGCTTAAGCAAAGAAGAAAAAGAAAGCAACAAGCTGCCCAAGAAGCTCAGCAGGCTAATATACAGATGCAAGCTCAAGCTAATGCTGAGGCATCAGAGAGATCTGCTTTAGCAGAGGTACAGAAACAACAAGCGTTAACAGCTGAAAAGGTTAGTATTGAACAAGCTAAGTCACAATTTGAGATACAAAGAATGCAAACCGAGGCTCAAATTAAAAGGGACTTAATGGAAGAAGAGTTTAATTTTAACATTAAGCTTGCGCAAGTAAGAGCTAATGCTGAGAATGTCAAAGAGAAAGAGATTGAAGATAGAAAAGACAAAAGAGTAAAAATACAAGGTACTCAACAGTCTGAATTAATAGATCAAAGACAAAATGATTTATTACCAAAGAACTTTGAGTCAGCAGGTAATGATACTTTAGGTGGATTTGGTTTAGACCAGTTTGGTCCAAGATAATTTTTTTAATTTATATTATATTATATTATGTCAGAAGAAGTAAAACAAGAGGGGGATTTTAAAATTAAAAAGAAACCTTCTATGAAAAAACTGGTTAAACAACCAGAGGTAGTTAAAGTAGATTTATCTGCTAAAAAAGAAATAGAACCTGAAGTTACTAGGGTTGAAATAAAATCACAAGATGCCGTTCAAGAACAAAGCACAGATGCAAGCAATGATACTATCGGAAAATCCGAAGACAGTAAAGACAGCGAAAACGTGGTTGAAGAAGTACGGCCCACCGATGATGTCAAAGACACCGCTTCAGATGATGGGGTGCAAGTGCTCCAAGAAATAACAGACGAAGAAGAAGAAAAAGAAGTAATAGCTGATACTGTAGAAGAGTCAAAAGAGGTTAATAAGCCTTTACCTGAAAACATAGAGAAACTTGTTTCTTTTATGGATGAGACAGGTGGTGACATTGAAGACTATGTTAGATTAAATGCTAACTACGACGACATCGATAGTAAGACTTTGTTAAAAGAATATTACAGAAAAAATAAACCTCATTTAGATGAGGAGGAAATATCCTTTATACTGGAAGATAAATTCGAATATGACGAAGAAATTGACGAGGAAAGAGAAATACGTAAGAAAAAGCTTGCGTTTAAAGAAGAAGTTGCAGAAGCCAAAGGCTTTTTGAAAGACTTGAAGAGTAAATACTACGACGAGATTAAGTTAAGACCGGGCGTAACTCAAGAGCAGAAAAAAGCTGTAGACTTCTTTAACCGATATAATGAAGAGAAGCAAATAGCCAATGACAAACTACAAAGGTTTCAAAAAGGTACATCTGAATTACTAAACAATGATTTCAAAGGTTTTGATTTCGAGGTTGGAGAGAAAAAATTTAGGTATAACATTAACAACCCTAGTAAGGTAGCTGAAGAACAATCTAATATATCAAACTTTGTCGGAAAGTTTCTAGGCAAGAAAGGTGAGATAGTAGATCAAAAAAGTTACCACAAGGCTTTATATGCAGCTTCAAATGTAGACAAGATTGTTAATCATTTTTACGAACAAGGTAAAGCCGATGCTATAAAAGACGTTGTCAGTAGTTCTAAGAACATATCTGATAAGCCTAGACAAGCAGCAAGCGACAGTGTTTTTATTAATGGTCTAAGAGTTAAGTCTGTAAATGGAGTGGATTCTTCGAAACTTAGAATTAAAAAATCAAAATTTAACAATTAAAAAAACAAAAAAATGGGACAATTTACTCCTGATGCTAACGACCCACTCGGTAAGTTTAGCATCACACCTATGCCACAGAAAATGACTTTGGCATCAAATTACTTAAGCTTTACTGATGGAGCAAATGATTTTGCTCAACAGTATTTGCCAGAGATTTACGAAGCAGAAGTTGAACGTTACGGAAACAGAACTTTATCTGGATTCTTACGTATGGTTGGCGCTGAAATGCCAATGACTTCAGATCAAATTGTATGGTCAGAACAAGAGAGATTACATATCGGATATGAAAGCTCAACAGCTGGATTAGTAACTGTTACTAATGCTGCAACTGCAACATCAACAATTACATTCGCAGGCACTGCTTTAGACGCTAATGGTGGAACAGCAATTAGAGTTGGTAACACAATTGTTGTTACTAATCCAGCAACTGATGTTACACTTAAATGTTATGTTGTTACATCAGCAGGCGCTGCTATAACTGTTAAGTCGTACACTACCGCTACTTTAGCTACTATTGGAAACGTTAACGTGAACTTATTTGTTTATGGTTCTGAGTTTGCAAAAGGAACAGTAGGAATGCAAGGTTCTCTTGACGCTCAATTTAAGCAATTTGACAACAAACCTATTATAATTAAAGACACCTATGAGATCAATGGATCTGATACTGCACAAATTGGTTGGGTTGAAGTTGCTGCTGAAGATGGAACAAATGGATATTTATGGTATCTAAAGTCTGAAGGCGAAACTAGACTACGTTTTCAAGATTACTTAGAAATGGCAGTTGTTGAAGGAGAGAAGAAATTCACAGGAGCAGGACCTTCTACAGTACCAGTTGATGGTACTCAGGGTTTATTCTCTGCTATTGAAGAGCGAGGCAATGTATACCAAAACTACGCAAGTGGTGCAGGTGTTGGCGGAGCTGGAACTAGAAGCGCATTAGCTGATTTCGATCTTATTCTTCAAAACCTTGATAAGCAAGGAGCTATCGAAGAGAACATGTTGTTCTTAGATAGATCTACTGCTCTAGATTTTGATGATATGTTAGCTGCGCAAAACTCTTATGGAGCTGGCGGCACTTCTTACGGTGTATTTGAAAACTCTGAAGAAATGGCATTGAACTTAGGTTTTGCTGGTTTCCGTAGAGGTTCTTATGACTTTTACAAAACCGATTGGAAATATCTAAATGACGCTACAACTAGAGGCTTAGTTGATAATATCAAAGGAGTATTAGTTCCTGCTGGAACAAGTACTGTTTATGATCAAATGCTAGGTACTAATATCCGTCGTCCATTCTTACACGTACGCTACAGAGCTTCTGAAGCTGATGATCGTAGAATGAAGTCTTGGATTACTGGATCTGTTGGTGGCGCTGCTACTTCTGATTTAGATGCAATGAGAGTTAACTTCTTATCTGAAAGATGTTTAGTTACTCAAGCTGCTAACAATTTCGTATTGTTTACAGGAGCTGCATAAGCACTATTATTATAAGAAACTTGGGGTCGCAAATAGTGACCTCAAGTTTTCTTTTTTTTATTAAATTTTATTTTATATTATGAAGACAAAAGAAAAAACACAAGTAAAATGGGAGATCAAAGATAAAATGTATTATCTTAATAATGGCAAAGCTCCACTAACATTTACCTTATCATCTAAACACTCTCAACTATTTCCACTTCTTTACTTTGATGAAGTTTTGGGTTATGAAAGAGAACTAAGATATGCTACTAATAAAGTATCTCCATTTGTAGACGAACAAGAAGGCCCAGTAACATTGGCTCATATTGTTTTTAAAGATGGAGTTTTAATGGTTCCTAAAGAAAAGCAAAATCTACAAAAGCTTTTATCTTTATACCATCCACAAAGATCTAATACATATTTAGAACAAGATGAAGTTGCAGATGCTGTAGATGAGCTAGAGAATATCGAGCTTGAAGTAGAAGCACTAAACTTAGCTATGACATTAGACGTGAATCACGCTGAAGCTATAGTTAGAACTGAATTAGGTAGTGTTGTGTCTAGTATGACAACTAAGGAATTAAGAAGAGACTTAATGTTGTTAGCTAAAAATAACCCAGCATTATTCATAAGTTTAGCTAAAGATGAAAATGTAGAGCTCAGAAGCTTTGGAATTAGAGCTGCTGAATCAGGTATAATTACCTTATCACAAGATCAAAAAACATTTAAATGGGCCACTAATGGTAAAAAACTAATGACAGTTCCATTTGATGAACATCCGTATTCAGCGTTAGCTAGTTGGTTTAAGACTGACGAAGGAATGCTAGTATACAAGAGTATAGAGAAAAAGTTCTCTTAACATGTAACTATAATTTATGACTTTAGGTCACTCCTTTCCGGGGTGGCCTTTTGTTGTAATTAAAATAAAATATTAATATGGCAATAAATGTAAATACAGTATACAAGACTGTGTTATTAATACTTAACAAAGAACAAAGGGGTTATGTTACTCCAGATGAGTTTAATAAAATTGCCGCACAAGTTCAGTTAGAAACATTTGAACAATACGGCGAAGACTTAAATCAGCAACTACGTGTACCTCAAACAGATACAGACTATGCAGATAGAGTTGCTGCGGTTGACGAACATCTTTCTATATTTAAAACATCAGGTGTCGCAACATTCGTGCCTGCAGCTGGAACAGTACCGGCTCATTTTTCTTTGCCAACTACTGATATTTATGGTAATACCGTAGTTCTTTACAGACTAGGTGTTGTTAACTATAAAGAAGAGGTCGAACTCCAAAGACTTCAAAGAATGGATTTTTATAACATTCAAAAATCTCCATTAACAAAATCAACAGAATCATTTCCAACATACTTGCTTGAGAGCGATAGAATATTTGTAAAGCCAAATACTATTGTTTCTAGTATAAACTGTGACTTCTTAAGAAAGCCTATTGATCCAATATGGGCATTTACAGTTGGTGCGGTTGGTCAATACCTATATGACACAAATAACTCAACAGATATAGAATTAGACGTATCAGAACAAACAAGTTTTATACTAAAGACATTATTTTACTTTGGTGTTGTAGTAAAAGATCCACAAATCATTCAAGTTGCTGCTAATCAAATACAGCAAGAAGAAGTAAATAAAAAAAGCTAATAAGATATGCCAAATCCAAATGGTGGTTTAATAACCCAAACAAACGCACAGTACTACTCAGGTCAACAAGCTTTTATTGGTGATAACGCATCGGTTGATTTTACTTGCACGTTTACTGTCAACCTCGTAGCAGCTGTACCTAATGTTTCAAATACAAATTTTTCAGTAACTGTAGGTGGGGCTGTAGTAACAAATTATACATTATTAGCTACGCCTAACAACACTATAAGGTTTAACGCTGCACCTGCTTTAAACGCTGCAATTGTAGTAACTTTAAATAGTACGGCACTAAAACAAAACTATGGTAGCTATCAATACACAAGCTTAAATGACGTTATAAATAATTTCATTGTAGCATATGTTGGTGCTGGTAAATTAATACCTAGTGTAAAAAGAACTGATGTTATATTTCACGCTAAACGTGGTATGCAAGAGTTCAGCTACGATACGCTTAGAGCTGTTAAATCACAAGAGCTTACAATGTCACCTAGCTTAACAGCTATTATACCTCAAGACTATGTGAATTATGTTAGGGTATCTTATATAGATGGTTTAGGTGTAAAAAGAATTATATACCCAAACAATAACTTAACTATAAATCCAGCGGAAGCACCTATACAAGATGATCAAGGTGTGCCAACTCAAGATGTTACTGGTGAGAACATAGAAAGTGATCCACCAAAAACAGTAGAGAGATGGAGAGCTACTGACCAATCAAGAATAACTGGGTTATTTAGTAGTAATCAACTAAACAATGGCGTTGACTTAAACAACTACCTTGACAACAGCTTATACTGGGGTGGTATGTATGGACAAAGATATGGTGAGCAGCCAGAACTAACCCAAAGAAATGGATGGTTTGGTATAGATGAAGCTAGAGGAGTTTTTACTTTTTCTAGCAATCTAAAAGACGTCCTGATCACCATAGAGTACATCTCTGACGGTTTAGCGTATGACTTGGATACTAGAGTCCCAAAGATGATAGAAGAAGCTATGTATGCTCATATCGGTCACGCAATAATAGCTAGTAGAATAAACCAACCTGAGTATGTTGTTAGCAGACTTAAAAGAGAAAGAAGTGCTAAACTTAGAAATGCTAAAATAAGATTATCTAACATAAAGATTGAAGAGATAAATCAAGTTATGAGAGGTAAATCTAAATGGATAAAATCTTAATATATGCCAGAAGTTAAGAATACTTTTATAGGGGCTAAGATGAATAAGGATCTTAACCCTAGATTAATATCAAACAGAGAATATATAGACGCTAGAAACGCATCAGTGATTAGCTCAGAGAATGATAACTCAGGAGTTTTACAGAATGTACATGGTAATATAACTCTTACTGACTTTGGTTTAACGGATGTCAATCTTGATATAATAGGGTTTTACGTAGATACTATTAATAATAGACTGTTTGCATTTATAACTAACTGGAATGATACTTCTACTGATAGACTATCTAATTTTGCTCCATCGACTTCGAGTCATTATATATACATGTATAATAACAACACGGATACTTACAATAAGTTAGTTGAAGGTAGTTTTTTAAATTTATCGAAAACAAATCCCGTACTAGGTGTAAACCTACTAGAGGACTTATTGTTTTTTACTGATAATAGAAATCAACCAAGAAAAATAAATGTAACTACAGCAGCTGCTGATGCTACTTACTACTCTAAAGAAGAGCATATTTCTGTAGCAAAATACTACCCATTTAACGCACCTGTATTTTCAAAGTACAAACAAACAGAGGTTTTGATTGTTGGCTCACAGCTAATGATAACATCAAACATGAGCGTTACTTACCAAACTCCTCCAGGACAAATATTTACTAATATAGATGGTAAAGGGGCTAGTATACAAATTACAACTGGTCCGCCTTTAGGTGCCCCAGCTATAATCTTATCAGCAGTCGTAACTGTTGCTGGTACTGGGAATTATTCAGCAGGTGATGTCATAACTTTAAACAACGTAACTGGTGCCGCGGATCCACAAGATACCTTTTCTTTTCAAATTCTCTCAGAGAATATAGAGCAAGAACCTACAATGAAGGATGTTGTGAGTGAATACTTACCTTACACAGCTCAAGCATTATCGGCAGCATCAACTAGTACAAGTATAGTAGTATCAGGTGTTACAGGATCTATAACATCAGGTATGCTTGTAGAAGGAAGTGGTGTACCAAGTGATACTACAGTAGTTAGTTTTTCTGATCCAAACTTAGTAGTTAGCCAATCTGTTAATGTTGCTGCATCAGCTAGCCTACAGTTTAGCCTACCAAATCCAGACTTAAATGTTAGCTTTGATGGCGATATAGATTTTACTAAAGATAAATTTATAAGATTTGCTTATAGATTCAAATATGATGATGATGAATATTCAATAATATCTCCATTCTCTCAACCAGCATTTATACCTAAGCAAGATGGTTATTTTTTAGGTGAAAACCCTAACAGTTACTTAGCTGAAGGTAAGTCAGATGAAATAGATGCGTTTAAGAGCTCTATAATTTCTTTTTTTGAAAACAAAGTTAATAAGGCAATAATAACTATAGACTTGCCTAATGGCATTAATACTGTAGGTGATCTAGATACTGGTCTAAAAGTAAAAGAAGTAGATATAATATATAAAGAGTCTGATGCTCTGTCACTAAAGGTGTTAGATACACTAACCTCAGCGCAGTTAAACACCTCAGAGATACAATTAACTTATACATACAATTCTCAGGCTCCCATTAGAACATTACCTAGTAATGAATTAAGTAGGGTTTCAGACAAAGTACCTATAAGAGCTGCGTCACAAGAGATAGCATCTAACAGGGTCATATATGGAAATTACTTGGTTAGATTTAAAAGACAATCAAATGTTGACTTCAATCTACATCAAGGCGAAAAATATACGCTAGGCCAAAGTACAGATTCTACATCTGCAGGGGTAATTAGAGTCTATCCTCCTACAAACCAACAACAGTATCCAAATCACAACTGTAAGCAGAACAGGTCGTATAAAGTTGGTGTAGTTTTATGTGATATTTTTGGAAGGCAATCAGATGTCATGACATCACCTGGGGCATCTACTACATATAATAAATATTTTACTGGTAATCAAATATCTGCAACAGACACTTATTTAGGTAATTCATTAAAGATTGAATTCAACGATGCTATAGCTTCTGATATAGCTATAGGTGAAATAGGATTATATAGCGCTACAAATCCATTAGGTTGGTATAGTTACAAGGTAGTTGTTCAGCAGAAAGGCCAAGACTACTATAATGTATTTCTACCCACAATATTGAATAACACGCCACAGAGTGAGTTTGATGTAAGCATAACAACTAATCAAACTGATTTTGTTGACGGTACATATACAGGCACAGTAAGTGTTACCACAGGCTATACTACAGACAGCGATGATGGTAATGACATGATAATAACTGTTACTGTTGCTGGCAATACAGTTACTAAGGTTACTGTAAACCAAGCTGGTACTAGATATAGAACAGGTGATCAAATATTTGTTACTGGTAATGGAGGTGTGCTTGGCGGAAGTAGTGGTAATCTACTATTAACATTAAACACCTCTTCTATAACAGATACTAAAGACTTAGCATTTATAACATTGCTAGGCGATAATATAAATAAAATTCCAAGAGACTTAAATGAAGTTGGGCCACTACAAGTACAATTTAATAGCTCTGTCAATATTTTTCCTAGAGTACATAATATTAATTATGTTTCTACATTAGGTACTAATAAGCAATACTCAACTGCTAAAACACCTGATAAAGTTGTTTTAATAGGCCAAAGAGATGACTTAGGCTTAGACAAGTCAATAGAAGGTCAAGTTTATAATACATCTCCATTTTTTGGTATGCCAAATGTGCCAACTACGTCTAACTCAAATAAAGGTTCTAACTATTTAATAGGTCAAGTAGCAACTCAAGATGCTGTCGGCTCTATTGGTGGTTTTACTAGTCCAAACGTAAGCTATGAAAGAATAAGATTGAACGTGTATGAGACAGAGCCAGTATTTTCTAACATAGACATATTCTATGAGTCAGGTACTAATGGTGTAATAAGTGAATTAAATAACTTTATAACAAGAGGTAATGGTAGTACAATCAACCCTGCGTTAAATAGAGCATTAATAAGTGAGATAACATACTTTAATTCATATATAATAAAAAAAGTTGTAACAAGAGAGGCTACTGGTAGGCAAGCAGTTTATCCTGGTTTACCTTGGAATCCTACTGGTTATCCAGTATTTCCTAGTAGAGCAGAAGCTACAGAAAACGATTTCACTTGGTTCTTAGAAGAGTCTAGAATAAGAGGTGGGTATAATAATACCCAAACTGATTTAGCTCCAAGAGCATTTATAACAGAAACAAACGATGAGAGATTAGAGTTGTCTAACGGTTTAATATACTCTGGTTTATATAACTCTAGAACTGGTTTTAACGAAACAAATGTGTTTTCAGTTGCAGAGTCTATAACTAAGAATCTTGACCCAAGGTATGGAGGTATACAAAGATTGTATACTACAGATACAAATTTAACTATATTTCAAGAGGATAAAGTAAGTAGAACATTTGTTGATAAAGACGCTATATATACAGCTGATGGTAATCCAGCTGTAACAGCCTCAAATGTTGTGTTAGGTTCAATTCAACAATATGGTGGTGAATACGGAATAAGTAGTAATCCTGAGTCATTTGCATTCAAAGGATATAGAATTTATTTTGCAGACAAATATAGAGGTTCTATCATGAGGTTATCTAGAGATGGGCTAACAGAAATAAGTTCATATGGTATGCGTGATTTCTTTAGAGACAAATTGCGTGACATATCTGACGTGTTTGAAGATCAAGTTGTCACTGCTACAGTTAGTGGTTCATCTGTAATTGGACTTCAAATTTCATTTGACTCAGATGTAGACTTTAGTAGTCTTGAGCTTGGTATGGTTATACAAGGCCAAGCTCCTGATACATATGGGCTTAATGGATTAATAATAAATCAAATATCTCAAACACCTGGTGACAATTGGGTTAAATTAAATAGTACATTTTTAGCTCCTGCTATTGGTACAGAAATAAAATTTAAAAAGTTTGTTAAAGACAAGGTAGTTGGTGGTTATGATAACTACTTAGATAAGTACGTTGTGTCATTACAACAGGCTGTGACAGCTATAAACGGTGGTGTAGAAACTGGTGGAGAGTATAACACAGTATCTTTTAATGAGTCAAATAATGGTTGGACTAGCTTTTGGGATTACAAACCTTCATTCTTAAACACACTAGACTCAACTTATTTTACATGTAAGGATGCTACTATATGGAAACATTATAACAACAGTGTAACTAATAATAGAGGTAGCTTTTATGGTACTATATATCCATCAACAGTTCAGTTCTCGTTCAATCCAAACGTATCGTTTTCTAAAAACTTTAACACAGTTAATTATGAAGGTAGTAATGGTTGGGAATTAGATTTTTTCCTATCAGATCCAACTGAGCAGGTATATTTAAACCCTAATTACAATAGCTATAAAGATCAATCATCTGCAGTATACAGTTACCTTGAGGGTAAGTATGTTGAAGATGGAGTTACATACCATGTAGGATTTAATAGAAAAGAAAATAAATACTATGCTAACCTTATAAATAAAGGTGTTATAAAGGATGGTGTAACTACAGTGCCACAAGGATTACCTGGGCAAGTAATAAACGGTATAGGTATGAGTGGTATAAAAGGTTATTTTGCAACAGTTAAACTAAGTACAGACAGTACAACAGATATAGGAGGACAAAAAACATTGTTTGCTGTATCGGCTAATTTTGTTTAACATAAATTAAGTTTTTTAAAAAAAAACTATGACATTAGGCTTTATATATAGATAGTAATAGGCTATTGTCACAGTTTGTAAATAACCACATGGTAAAATTTTGTATAAATTTAAAATAAAATAAAATGAGTATATTATTAGGTATCGCCGCGGTTGGTCTTGCTGCTTCCGTAATTAAAAAAAGGAAAGCAGCTAACGAACTTTATGGCGCTATTCAAACTCAAGCAGTCAAGGATCAAGTTAACTCTGCTAGACAGCAAGGCATGCTTAATGAGTTAGAAAACAACAGGCAGGACATAATAAATCCTTACGAAAACGTAACTGATTTAAGTGGGGATATGTCTAATCCATTTAACAACTTAGGCGTTGCTACTCAGGCAGCTGAAATGCAAATGGAACAAACTGACATAGCGTTAGCGAATACATTAGACACACTAAGAGCAACAGGTGCTGGAGCTGGTGGAGCAACTGCTTTAGCGCAGGCTGCTTTACAAAGTAAGAAGGGTGTTGCTGCTAGCATTGAAGGTCAAGAGGCTAAAAATCAACAGCTTAAAGCTCAAGGCGATCAATTTCTACAGCAACGAAAGACTGCTGAGAAACAAAGAGTTCAAGATGCTGAGGCAAAAGGAGCTATGTATGAATTTGAAAGCAGGGAACAAAGAGAAACAGACAAACTAGATAGACAAGCTGACTTAGCTGATGAGGCTAGAGCTCAAGACAGAGCTTCAAATAATGCAATGGCACAGGGTAAGTATGCTAAAGATAATATGGATGCTGACATGTTCATGTCTGCTAGTTACGCAGCAAGTTCAGTTTAAATTAATAATAAAACATGAGTTATAAAAACCCAAAAACATACGTAGACGACAGCTTAGGTAAGTTTGCAACTAAGGAGTTTGAGAAGCGCTCCAAAGAAATGCTAGATGGAGTAGCAAAACAAGTTCAGTCTGCAAATGCTAAAACCGAGGCTAACTTTCAAGTATATAGAAATGTAAACAACCATATCAGCGATGTACAATCAGGTTTAGAAAAAACAGGGCTTGAGAATAATGTTGATATTGAAAGCTACATGAATGCAAATAAAGACATTATACATAAATATAAAGAATCTTCATTAAGATACAACACGGCTACTGGACCATACGATGGTATGGAGTATGATGAAAATATGATAAGAAATAGCAGGAGTTACATACATAATGCTGCTGATAATGTGGCTCCACTTGAAGTTACTCTTGACAAATACAGTGAGATAATTAGAGAGAAAGGTATAGGTACAAAACCTGGTCAAATAAATCCAAGCAATTCGGATCCTAGGTATGCCGTTACTCACGGCTTATCTAAACCTAATAGTGGTTTAGAAGGTAAGATTGGTTTTGAGATGAGGTACGATGAAGATACGGGCTACCAATTATTTCAAGTTACAAAATCACCTGAGATAGCTAAGTTAAATAATGAGTTATACAAAAAGACAGGTAATAAAGAGTACTTAGATGCTGGAGATACTTACGCTGTGTCTGCCGCTGATTTAAGGCAAGCACAGACTGGAGACAATGTAAACCCATTTTCTCAAGGTGTTTATGCTACAAATCCAGATATAATAGGTACTGGAACAGACAAGGACTTTGGTATAAAAGATGAATTGATTAAGTCAGGACTTATAGACCCTAAGAAAGGCACGATAACAGCAGATTTCTATAGCGATCCTACTACAATTGTTAAGTCAGAGGTTATAGATGGTAAAGTAAAAAAGTACTATGTAGACCAAAGTAGAGTTGACTACAATAAAGCTAAGACTACTATTCAACCAGAAGCAAATACATATGCTAACATGATGATGAACCAAGGTTCACCTACTGTGGCAGCGTTTGTTCAGTCACATGCTCAATCAAGAAATGAAAATGGCAAGACTGTTTATTTCTACAATGAATTAGAGATGATGAATGGTCAACCAGTTATAGGTGACAATGGTAGACCAAAACTTGGTAAAGAAGTTATTTTAGGTGACGATGGTTTTTTTAATGTAGAGTTTAAGGAAGGTACTGACAATACATATGGGTTCAATAAAGATGACTATAATAAAATAAGGGACTTTGCTGTAAGAACTACTATGGACAGAGTAGGTGTGTTTGGACCACCTAATGAAAAGGTAAACACAACAAAGAAGTTTATAGAGCCTAAGACCGCGCCTATAGGCACTAAGGGCGAACGTGACGCAGCTAATACTAGTCTAATGATAGATAAAGCTTTAGAGAGCAATATAGCTATGTTAAACTCAGATGATGTAGATGCTATGGATTTCAGTGAGCTAAATGGATTGAGAAGTGGTTATACTGTTGAGATACTTGATCCTGGAAGTCCAAACTTAGTAACTGTATTTGGACCTGAGACAACTAAAAGCGGTGGACCTGTTAAGATAGATAACATAGACTTAAGTAAACCTAGAAAAGCTAGACAACAACTATACAATATATTTGGTGTAAAGAAAGCCGTTGAAGGTG